GGACGACCGCCGGCGCCTCGGCAGCCGGCTGCGCAAGGTGCCGCTGCAGAACGCCATTCGCGAGTACACCGGCAGCTTCGACGCCGAGTACGCGTCGCCTGCGCTGTACCAGCACGTCATCACCGCCGACGAGCTCGAGCTGGTGCTGCTGTTCACCGGCGACGAGATCGTGCCCGGCTTCAACTACGAGACCGAGATCCGCGGGTGGATCCAGCTCGACGGCGACACCCCCGCCGTCGACGGGCCCGACGAGATCCGCCAGCCCATCAGCTTCACCGCGGCCGCGGAGGACTTCACGATCCGCTACCGCACCTCGACCGCCACCCTGTAACCCGCCCCAGGAGGCCCCGCCTGTGACCGACGAGCACGACACCACCACCGAGACACCAGAGCTCGACGAGCCCTACGTCGACGACGACCAGGAGCACGCCGACCGGCCCACCGTCGAGCAGATGCCGTCCGATGCGGCCGGCCTGCGCGACCTGATCCTGTCGCTCGACGACGCCGCCGAGGCGCCGATCTACATCGCGGAATGGAAGGTGTGGCTGAAGGTCAAGTCGATGACCGGCCTCGAACGCGCGCGGGTGCTGGCCAAGCTGCAGGACCGCAAGGGCAAGGTGAAGCAGGAGGCGCTGTACCCCGAGATCGTCGCCGCCGGCGTGTACCACCCGACCACCGACGAGCGGGTGTTCCGCCGCGAGGATGCCAAGGCGCTCAACGGCAAGCTCGCCGGTGTGCTCGAACGCCTCGCCATCAAGATCATGAAGGTGTCGGGCCTCGACGACGACGCGGAGGACGACGCCGAGGGAAACTGAGCGGGCGCCCGGGCGCCCACCCCGAGGCTCGCATGTACTACGAGCTCGCGTGGCAGATGGGCTGCACCGTCGAGGAGCTGCTCGACCGGGTGTCGTCACGCGAGCTGACCGGCTGGCGTGCCCTGTTCAAGGTCCGCGACGTCGAACGGCGTCGCGAGGAGAGCCGAGCCAAGGCGGCGGCGCGGTCCGGGCGCACCGGCGGCGCCAGGCGGGCGAGGCGGGTCAGCTGATGGGGCCGATCTACATCCGCGTCGAGGGGCTCAACGAGTGGGTGCGCAGCCTCAAGGCCGCCGACCGCCAGCTGGGCGTCGAGGTGCGCCGCGCGCTGAACGAGGCCGCGGAGATCGTCGCCCGCGAGGCGAGACCCCGGTATCCACGGTCGTCCGGCAAGCTGCAGGGGTCGGTCAAGCCGCGGTCGACGCAACGCGAAGCGGGTGTGCAGGTCGGCACACCGGGTCGCGTTCCGTACGCCGGCTGGATCGACTTCGGTGGCACGATCCGCCACCACGGCAGCCGACACAGTCACAGCACCCCGCATCTGATCCGCCGGCCCGTCGTCAGGGGCGGGCGGTACCTGTATCCCGCGTACAGCGACCGGGCCCGCGACGTTGAGAACGAGGCGCGGCAGGCGCTCGAGCGGATGGCTCGGCGCACCGGCATGTGGTGATCCGCCGGGCTTCTAGCCGCAGCGCACCATCGACGCGATGTCACGACCGATCCTGCTGCGGTTCCTCGGCGACGCGTCGCAGCTGCAGGCCACCATGGCGAACCTGCAGGGGCGGATGGCCACGTTAGGCGGCGCGCTGACCGGTGTGGGCACGAGGATGGCCGCCGCGGGACGCACCATGACCCGCATGGTCACCCTGCCCATGCTGGCGCTGGGCTACGGGGCGGTGAAGGCGGCAGTCAACTTCGAGTCGGCGTTCGCAGGGGTCCGCAAGACCGTCGACGCCAGCGAGGGCCAGTTCGCCAAGCTCGAGCGTGGCATCCGCCAGATGGCCAAGGAGATCCCCGCCTCCCGTGAGGAGATCGCCGGCGTTGCCGAGGCCGCCGGACAACTGGGCATCAGGGTGCCCAACATCCTGAAGTTCACCCGCGTCATGATCGACCTGGGCGAGTCGACCAACCTGTCGTCGGAGCAGGCGGCCACCGCCCTAGCCCGCCTGGCGAACATCACCGGGATGCCCCAGAAGCAGTTTGACCGGCTCGGGTCGACGATCGTTGCGCTTGGCAACAACCTGGCCACCACCGAAGCCGAGATCGTCGAGATGGGCTTGCGGCTGGCCGGCGCCGGCGCGCAGATCGGCATGACCGAGGCGCAGATCATGGGGCTGGCGGGCGCGATGTCGTCGGTCGGTATCCGCGCCGAAGCGGGCGGGTCGGCGATGAGCAAGGTCATGGTCAACATCGCCAAGGAGGTCGGTTCCGGCGGCGACAAAGTCGCCGAGTTCGCCAAGGTCGCCGGCATGAGCAGCCAGGAGTTCTCACGCGCCTGGGAACGCGACGCCGCCGGCGCGTTGACCAAGTTCATCGAGGGACTTGGCGGCCTGAAGGAATCCGGCAAGGACGTGTTCACCGTCCTCGACGAGCTCAAACTGGGCGAGCTGCGTGTCCGCGACGCGCTGCTGCGCACCGCCGGCGCCGGCGACCTGGTCCGCAAGTCGCTGAAGCTGGGAACCGACGCGTGGCGGGAGAACACGGCGCTGAGCAACGAGGCCGCCCAGCGGTACGCCACAACCGAGTCGAAGCTGAAAATCCTCCGCAACAAGGTCAGCGACCTGGGTGTCACGTTGGGCAACGCACTGGTGCCCGCGCTGCTGGATGCCGCCACGGCAGTCGAGCCGCTGATCAACAGTGCCGCCCGGCTGCTGCAGCGCTTCGAGCGGATGTCACCCGAAGGGCAGCGGTTCGTGCTGACGCTAGCCGGCGTGGCCATGGCCGCCGGGCCGGTGCTGTTCATCATCGGCAAGCTCATGGCCGGCGTCGGCGGGCTGATGACGGCGTTCTCCATGGCCGGCAAGCCCATCGCGGTGCTGGCGTCGCAGGGCAAGGTCCTCGCGCTGGTCATCAAGGGCCTGGGCGCCGCGATCGGGTTCCTGCTCAGCCCCATCGGGTTGGTCATCGCCGCGGTCGTCGCCGTCGGCGCTGCGCTGTACCTGCTGTGGACCCGCTCGGAGACGTTCCGCGACATCGTCATCGGCGCGTGGACCGCCGTGCGCGACGCCGTGGTGACCGCGGTCACCTGGATCCGCGACACCGCCGTCGGCGCGTGGAACGCCATCCGCGACGGCGTGACCTCAGCGGTCGCCACCGTCAGCGGCGTGATCAGCGGTGCCATGGAAACGATCCGCGGGATCGTCACCGCGGTGCTCGGCGGCATCCAGGCGTTCTGGGCGCAGTGGGGCGGCGCCATCATGGCCGTCATCGGCCCGGTGATGGGGTTCGTGCGCAACACCATCCGCAACGTGCTCAACGTCATCAAGGGCATCTGGCAGATGGTCACCGGGCTGATCCGCGGTGACTGGTCGAAGTTCGGCGAGGGCATCGGGCGGATCGCCGGCGCCTTCATGGCGCAGATCAAGAACGTCGTCGACACCGGGCTGAAGCTCGTCCGCAACCTGTGGCCGCTGGCGCGCGCGGCCATCACCAAGGTCTGGCAGACCATGTGGACGAAGCTGCGGGAGTGGGCAGCCAACCTGCTCGACTCGATCCGCGAACGGATCCGGTCGGCGTTCGACCGCATCGTGGCGTACTTCCGTGACCTGCCGCGGCTCGCGACGATCATGTGGCGGCTGATGTGGGAGAAGCTGCGCGAGCTCGCCACGTCGATGCTCAACGGCATCCGCGACAGGATCCGTGACGGGCTGCAGCGGGTCGTCGGGTTCTTCCGGGAGCTGCCCGGCAAGGTCCGCAACGTGTTCTCCAACGCCCCCACGATGCTGCGCTCCATCGGCGAGTCGATCATCCGCGGGCTTATCAACGGGATCACCGGCATGGTCGGCCGCGCCGTCCAGGTGGTCAAAGACGCCGTCGGCGGCGTCGTCAAGGGCGCGAAGTCCGCGCTGGGCATCCGGTCGCCGTCACGGGTGTTCCGCGGCATCGGCCGCGACATTATGAAGGGCCTGGCCGGCGGCATGGACGACGGCCAGAAGGGTGTGCGCGCTCTCGTCGACAAGATCAACGACCGGCTCACCAAGCACTTCAACGCCCGCTACAAGGACAAGCCGAAACTCGCCCGCGCGTGGGTCGACTACGCCAAGGCGGTCATGCGCGACGAGATCGCCGCGCTGACAAACCACTCGCGGCAACGCGAGGCCGTCGCCAAACGCCTCTCCGCGGCGCAGGACCGGCTCAAGGCCGCAGTGGACCGGTCCCGCGGCTACGCCAAGAGCGTCCGCGACAGCGTCATCAGCTTCGGCTCGATCACCGGGTTCGCCAGAGACGAGGGCCCGACGAGCTCGAGCGACATCGTCGGCGGGCTCCGCAAGGCGGTCCAGCAGGCGCAGACCTACAGCCGTCTGCTGCACACGCTGCGCAAGGCGGGGCTGAACAAGACCACCTACGACCAGCTGGTCCAGGCCGGCGTCGAAGGCGGCATGGACACCGCCCGCGCCCTGGCCAGCGGCGGCAGCCGCGTCATCCGTGAGGTCAACAGCCTCACCGGGCAGCTGACCCGCACCGCCGCCAGCATGGGCGCCCAGGCCGCCAAGGAGATGCACGGCGCCGGGATCCAGGCCGCCAAGGGGCTCGTCGCCGGGCTCAGCAGCCAACGAAACGCCCTGATCAAGGTCGGCAACCGGCTCGGCCGTGACCTCGCCAAGGCCGCCCGCAAAGCGCTCGGCATCCGGTCGCCGTCGACGGTGTTCACCGCGATCGGCGCCAACACCGCCCACGGGCTGGCGCACGGCATCGAACGCAACGCCGCGGTCGCCGCCGGCGCCGCGCAGCGGATGTCCGACAACGTCGCGGCCGCGGCCGCGGTCCGCGCCGCCGTGCCGCTGCGGATCGCCAGCGACACCCACTTCGGCGTCACCGCACCCGAAGGCGTCACCGGCGGCAGTGACGGCGCCACCCGCGACATCGTGCTCGAGATCGACGGCCGCGAGTTCGCCCGCGCCGTCGCGGTCCCGGTCACCAAAGAGCAGGACCGGATCAAGACGGGGATGTCGTGACCCTGCTGGTCGGACCCGTCGACGTCGACGACCCCGCACGCCACCAGCTCGAGCCAGACCGGCTGGCGGTCGCCGGCGCGTTCGGCACCGACGCGGCCACCACCGCGGCGCAGGTGCTATTCCGCCGGCATCAGCTGCTCGGACTAGTCGACCGGGTCGTGCCGGTCCGCTGGGACGCCGACCCCGACACCGACGGCTGGTACCGCGTCGACGGCGTCACCGCCGAGCTCGACAGCTTCTACGGCGACGAGGCGGAAGTCGCCTGGTCCCTCGAGCTGCACCGCCTCGTCGCCGTCGAGTTCGTCTCCAAGCTGACCGGCAACGGCCGCCAACGCGACGCCGGCTGGCCGGCTCCCGAACGGTGGGCCGCCCCGCCCCGTGGCCACGACGCGATGTTCGCCGGCGCCGGCGTCAGCCCCACCCGGATCAGCCGCACCGGTGCCGGCGGCGCCGTGCACGTGTACCGCAACCTGCCCGACGTCGACCCCCGCTGGCGGATCAGCCTCGACGGGTTCTACGCCGCCGCCGCGACGCTGCGCCACGACACCCGCGTCGTCACCGGCCGGCGGCTGCCCGACACCGCGGCCGGCTGGCAGCTCGACAACGACCTGGTCCGCGTCCGCCCCGCCGGCAACGGGCGGCTGCTGATCGCCGGATGGCACAACGGCGCGTGGCGCGAGACCGCCTTCGAGGTCCGCACCGGCGCCACACCCGTCGCTGCGTGGCACGGCATCACCGTGCTGCGCAACGACCCGGAGGAGGTCGCCGTCAAGCTGCTGCGCGACCACAACCCCGGCCGGCTGACCGTCGACCTCAAGCTGCGCCGCGGCTCCCGGTACGTGTCGCTGTTCCTGCAACGCCACACCGCCACCGACCTCACCGTCGCCGTCGAGACACCCGCCGCCGCGACCGCGTTCACCGGCGGGATCCGCCGCACCGACCTCGACGCCGGCGTGCGGTGGGTCATCGCGTCGGCCCGCGCCGCCAACCCCGACGCACCCAACGGGGCGCTGACCAAGACGGCGGCGCGCACGTTCGACGCGATGGTCGCGGTCACCCCCGACGCCCAGGCCGGCGACGCGCCCGCCGACCTGCTCGCCCAGTACATCGGCCACCCCGAGGAGCGGGTCGAGGTGATCCGACGGTGAGCGTGTCCGACCGGCTGATGCAGCTCGGCTCGTGGGACGTGCAGCTGCACGCCGTCCCCCGCGAGGTCGCAGCCCGGCTCCGCGAATGGGGCCACATCGTGATCCTCGACACGCCGATGGACCCGCGCGTGTACGGCGACGAGCTGCTCGGCGTCGCCCGCTACGTCGGCGTGCACCGCGGCGACGCGCCCGCCGGCGACGAGTTCACCCTGTCCGGCGTCGGCCTGGACGTGTGGCTCGGCGACGAGGACGGCAAAGGCGACGTCTACGAGCAGGCTCGGGTGTTCAACAACGCCTCGTTCATCGACACGATCCGCGGGCTGCTGCCCGCCGACCAGTCCGTCATCGAGGGCACCCTGCACCCGGTGGCCGGCACCTACAGCGGCCGCCACCGCTTCCAAGACCCCCGCTCGGCGATCGGCTACGTGTGCGAGCTGTTCGACGCCGAGTACCGGGTCACCAACACCTGGAAGCTCGACGCCGGCAAAGCCGACCAGCTGTACCCGACGCAGCCCGCCGCGGTCATCGTCCGCCGCGACGCCGGCGCCGACATGGACCTCGTCGCGGTCCCCGGCGACGTCGACGCCGAACGCGACTGGGCGGACTGGACCAGCCGCACGGTGCTGCTCGCCGAGGGCGAAGGCGAAGCGATCGTCACCGCCACCGCCGACAACACCCACAACCCCTACCTCAACCCGCGCGGACTGCCGGTCAAACGCACCCGGGTCGTGTCCGAATCCGACACCGTCGAGGGCAACGCCCAAGCCCGAGCGCAACTGGCGCAAAACCGGTTCTCCGGCGCCCGCCAGGCGCTGAAACTGTCCGCCGACACCCACGACTTCGAAGCCGTCGGCGACCGCACCATCGTCACCGGCGGCTGGGTGTGGGTCTACGACCCCGACGCCGGCCTGGTCGACCCCGCCAACGAGGTGCCGTTCCGCGGTCGGCTGCTCAACCCAGTCAAGCTGCGCGTCGTCGCCACCACCTACCCCATCACCGACCGGATGGGCGTCGCGTTCCGCACCCACGACGGCGACTGGTTCGACCTCACCGACCACCTGCTGCCCGAGACCGGATCCGTCGAGGTCGAAGCCGGCGGGTCATGGCTGAAAGCGATCCGTGACAGCGAACCGGTCAGCGTCCGCGTCAACGCACCCACGCCGGACACCGACCCCGGCCGCACCCCCGCAGCACCGGTCATCAGCAACCAGGCACAGTCGGGCACCTACACCGACCAGGCGGGCAACACCCGCGCGTTCATCACCATCTCGTGGACCCGCCCCAACAACACCGACGGCACCGTCGTCCAAGACGGGCTGATGTTCCACGTCCGCTGGCGACACATCAGCAACCCGACCGGCTGGCAGCACACCACCGTCGGATGGGCCGACCTCGAAGCGACCGCATACGAGCTCGCACCCGACGGCGAGTACGTGTTCCAGGTCGCCGCCGCCAACCGGTGGGGACGGCGCGGCGCCTGGTCCGGCGCCGTGGCGATCACCGCCCAGCCCGACACCAGCCCGCCGTCGACACCCGCAGCACCCGAGGTCACCGCCCTGCCGTTGCAGCTGCTCGTCACCCACCGGCTCGGCAAAGCCACCGGCGGCACCTACAACCTCGAGTCCGACCTCGACGCCCTCGAGATCCACACCGGCGCGACCGCCGCCTTCCAACCGACCGCCGCGACGATGCGCCGCCGCGTGCCGGCCAACCGCGGCAACCTCGCCGCCCAAGTCCCCG